GAATAGCAACTGCTGTTCTTGCTGATGGTGGTTTGAGTGCATTTAATATTACTAATGCTGGTACTCAATATGGTTATGTACCAACTGTTGCTATTGGAACTGCTCCAGCTGGTGGGGTTAATGCAACTGCAGAGGCATTCTTAAATACAAATGATCAAGTTGCTGCATTGAGATTTACTAATGCTGGTGCTGGATATACAGTTGCACCAACAGTAACTATATCTGCACCAGCAATTGGAACTGGTCAAACTGGAAATTATCTATTCAAGGAATTGGTAAGAGGAGTTTCTACTGGAACAACTGCTTATGTTCAAAGTTGGGATTGGGATGATAGAATACTCAAGGTTAATAACGTTAGTGGTAATTTCTTAGAAGGGGAGAAAGTAGTAGGAATAGGAACAACTATGAATGGTTCAGATGCTCAATATATAATTAAAGATGTAAATAACCAAGATAACACAGATTTATTTGGAGAAAATACTCCATTTGAAACCGAAGGAGATTCTATTGTAGACTTCTCAGAAGTTAACCCATTTGGGGAATTCTAAATAGTTAGTATAAGTAAACCACAACATTATGTTAGGACAGTATTACTACCACGAAATTATTAGGAAGACTATCATTGCTTTTGGTACTCTTTTTAATACAATTGATATAAGACACACAAAGCAAGATGGTAGTGCTTACAGCACTATGAGAGTTCCTATTGCTTATGGTCCAGTTGAGAAATTTCTTGCAAGGTTAGAACAGAAACCAGATTTAAGACAGAGAGTAGCAATAACATTACCTAGATTAGCATTTGAGATGACTAATATTCAATATGATAATGAAAGAAAGGTTTCTACTATGCAAACCTTTAAAGCAAAAACGACTGGTACTACAAAAACTGCAAGAAAACTTTTCATGCCAGTTCCATATAATATTGGGTTTAGACTATCTGCAATGACTCAATATAATGAAGATGCTTTACAGATTATTGAACAGATATTACCATATTTCCAACCATCATTTAATATGACTGTGGACTTAGTAAGTTCTATTGGAGAAAAAAGAGATATTCCTATGGTTCTTGAAGGTATAAATTTTGAAGACAATTATGAATCTGGATATGAAGAGAAAAGAGTTATAGTACATAATTTAGAATTTATTGCAAAAACATACTTATTTGGTCCTGTACCTACTTCATCTGAAGGACTTATCAAGAAAGTTACTGTTGATAAGTATACTGATTATGAGAACACTAAGGTATCAACAGCATCTAGACAACTTAGATATGTTGCTGAACCTAGAGCACTCAAGGATTATAATGCTGATGCAACTACAACTCTTACTGTAGATATTACAGCAACTAAGACTCAGTTTAATGTTGCTGATGCTACTGCACTTGTAGAAAATAGTTATATAGATATTGATGAGGAATTAATTTACATCAAGTCTATTAGTGGAACAACATTAACTGTGACCAGAGGAGTTGATGGAACTGCTAAAGCAGCACATGTACAAGCGAGTCCTGTACATGTTGTTAATGCTGCAGATAATGCTGCAGTTGAACTTGGAGATGACTTTGGGTTCAGTGAGCAAAGATATGACTTTGCTGATGGTAGAGTTTGGAGTCCTACAAAAGGAGATGATGTATGAGTAAATTTGATGCTATAGACAATGCTTTAGACATTGAAGTTGTTAAAGAAGCTGAGGATACCCTTAAGCGTGGAAAAGATCAATTAAAGAAACTTGAGAAAGGTAAAGATAATCATACTCTTGATTATGAATATACAAGAGGTAATCTTTATAGTATAATTGAAAAGGGTCAAGAAGCTATTGATGGTATTCTTGAACTTGCACAGGAAAGTGAACAACCAAGAGCATATGAAGTTGCAGGACAACTTATTAAGAGTGTGTCTGATGCGACTGATAAGTTAATGGATCTTCAGAAGAAATTAAAAGATGTAAACGAGGAGGATAATAGAAAATCACCCACGAATGTTACTAATGCATTATTTGTTGGATCTACTGCAGAACTAGCAAAAATGATCAAACAAGAAAACTTGAAAAAAGAGTAATTTCTTGCTAAAATAAATATTTCATTAGATATATAAAATGATAGAGGTTATTAGTGTCGATTAGAAATCCCTCGGATTTTTTTAAGAGAAAGAAAAATGATTCTTTGAAAGAAGAACAGGCTCAAAAAAAACTAGAGGAACAGAAATTACAAAATAAAAAAATCGATGCTCCAAAGAAACATTTTGGTGAAAGCAAGGTCGTAGAAGAACCTGCTGCAATAATTTCAGAAGAAGTAAAAGTTGATCCATATCTAGAAGAAATAAATTCACTTAAGTCTGATATACAGTCAGTAGTAGGGTTAATTCCTGAAGAAACAGATTTAACTGAAGTTTTTAATACATTAGAAAGTTTAAAAGAAAGAATAGATACTGTTGCTGATAAAGCAAGTTATGATGGTGATATTTCAATACTTCGTTCTGATATAAAGGAAGTAGAAAGAAGTATACCTGAACAATTTGATCCATCAAATATCAATTCAAATCTTGCGTCATTAAAAGAAAGAATTGAATTTGTTCGTTCTGAGATTCCAACCATCCCAGAGCCTGTTTTATATGATGATCAGATAGATGAGATAAAAGGATTAATAGAACAGGTAAAAGAAAGTATTCCAGAAGTACCTGAAGTAAGATATTATGAAAAGGAATTAAATTTAATATTAGATCTAATTGAAGATGTAAAGGAGGATATTCCTACAGTTCCAGAAATACCTGAGATAAAGTATTATGATGATGAGATTGCTTCCTTAAGAGAAGAGATAAATCAGAATGCTGCTGATATACCAGAGATAAAATATTATGATGAACAGGTAAATGACCTTGAGGAGAAGATTAGTGTCATTAAGGAAGCTATTGTAAGTCTTCCTGAACCAAAGTATTATGAGGCAGATTTAGAATCTCTTAAAGAAGACATTCTTGCAGTAAAACAATCTATACCCATATTTCCAAAGTGGGTTAATGAGGTCAACCAAGTACCAGATTTCTCTTGGATTGGTAAAACCTTTGGTGTAATTGATGATGACTTTAGTAAGGTTAATGACCACATCAATGACCTTAAAGATAAGTTTGATGATGACCTTAATCATCTTACAGAAGACCTTGATAAGAAAGACTTTGAGAAAAGGGTTAGTCTTGATAAAGTAACTTCGGATTTAAAAGAAGCAAAGAATAAAATATACAAAGAATTAAAAGAGGCTGCTTTAGGAATAAATGATGCAAAACATGGTTATAAAAATGATGATAGATTATTAAAGAAAAATATACTTGGTAAATTAAATGTATTAAAGCAAAGAGTTGAAGAAGAGGTAAGAGAATTTAATAGAAAGAATAATGAAGCAAAGGATATCTTTGATGGATACTTTACTGCTCTGACAGAAGAGATTGAGAACCTTCCAAAAGTCAAATATTATGATGAAGATATTAAGGAAGTTAGAAAAGAATTCAAAATAGGTTTAGATTCTCTTAAGATTCTTGTTGAAGAAATTAAAAGTAAGCAAGAAGTATTAAAAGATGAACAAGATGTATTAACTGAAGAAGTAAATAATCGTCCCATTCAACCCGATCCTGGTGAGAGTAATACTGATCCTCTTACACCAACAGACCAGAAATTTGCTACTCATGAAGATTTAGCAAAGCACTATAAGTTATTTGTTAATAGAGTTCAGCAACAATTATATACCATCGGTGGCGGTGGTGCAGGGTTTATTAAAGACCTTGATGATGTAAGTTTTGATCAGACTACAGGAACTAATAAGTTACTTATTTACAATGGTGATAGTTGGGTTGGTATTGCAAGTACTGAACTATCTGGTTCTACCACATTAGATGAAGTATTAGAGAAGGGTAATGTATCTGGCATTGGAATGAGTGTCGGTGTTATTACTGCTACTAATGGTTATTTCAGTGGTATTGTTACTGCTGCTCAGCTTAATTATGATGTTGTAACTGATATCTATTCTACTGGTATTGTTACTGCAACCAAGGGAATACAACAGACAGGTAATGAAGGTTTACATGTAACTGCTGGTGTATCTACATTTGTTGGATTAACATCTTGTTTAGCAGGTATTCATGTAAGAGCAGGGTCTGCCAATACAGCATTAATTGTTGAAGGTCATGGTCGTATAACAGGTATATTAACTATTGGTACTGGAAGTATCACTCTAGACGCAGCAAATAATAAAGTAAAAGTCGG